TCTGGTAAATTTATAACAGCACTTACAGCATTTTCTGATTTATTGTTTTGTTTATCCTTAAATTTGACGAGATATTCTCCATTCATCAAAGGAACCAATAAATAATTAGTAACAGCAGCAACTTCTCTTAAAAAAGTACTTTCTTGCCATAAACCAGTACCATCTGTTAAGGTCGAATGTCTAATAATTGCAACTAAGTTCTCTCTATCTCCTGTATATGTCATAGGTATATTCCATTTTACAATCGCTTCATTTTTTGTAGTAGCCTCAACAGAAACATTTGTAGGATCTGGAGGCAATAAAACTGTTGGAACTACAGGAGAGGTCGAAGACGGAATAGATGCTTTTGGTATCGTTATAGTTAATGATGTAAATTGTGATTCCTTAGTGCTATCAATACCAACAGATTTTACTTGGAAAGTAACCTCTGAATTTGGTTTTAAGTTATCTATTTCAAAACTTGTATCAGTTGTTGTTGCTGTTTTAAAAGAACCATCGCCTATCTTGTATTGAACAAAGAAACTTATAGAAGGGCCATTTGTACCTCTTGACCAGCTAAAAATTGCTTTACTAGACATAATTAAGCTGTGTTTGTAGCTATAACTGTATGCTGTAAATTAACAGGGGCAGTTGGAATCTCATCAAAAGCAGTTACATCAGTAAAATCTAATTCTGTGTTTGTATCAGCAGCATTATAAATTGAATCATTAAATTGAACAGCACTAATTGAATAAGTACCGTCACCATTATCTTTAACATCAATACATCTAAATTTTTGGTGTTGCAAAGAACTTGAAGTAACAGTATAAACAGACTGAGATTGTGGAGCGGAACTAAAAGCACTACCAACAGTAACACTTGTAGTAGATACTGAAGTTATTGTTCTTGATTCCATTGTTCCATCAGGAAGAATGCAATTTAGTGTAAAAGATGTCGGATCACTACTAATTGTCGAGGATAAATCTTTATCAAGCACAACTACGGTTGTTGTCGCACCTGTAGCTATTCTTCCAGCCCTTTGCACCCCTTGTCTCATTTCATCGGCTACTGCAAAAACTTGACCTGGTAATACAGCTAAACCATCAAGACCCGTTGAAAAAATGACAACATCTGCATCTAATTCTTCTGATTTCAACATCCAAGTACCTAATCTTTGAGCCTGATATTTAGAAGAGCAACCAAATGCCACTATGTCCTTAACTTGATAACCATATTTAGTAATTAAATCGTAATCTTCAACTACAACCACATTAGGTTTATATAAATTCTCTGGGTCGTTATATCTAACTCTTATGGAAGTTGATCTTGTCTTTAAAGACGTTCCAGAATAATTAAATACCCCTCCAATTACATTTGCATTGTTATAAATGTGAACAGGGTCAACATCAGAACCGTCTAGATTTCCATGATCTGCACTTACATTTACTGTATTAGCTGCCCAATATGTCATTCCTCTAAATGTACTTGCAAGGTTTTGTAAGACCTTATATGCGTCATTTTGTGCACCTATAACAGTATTAATAGCGAACCTGGGTTCATCACCATCAGGAGTTGATACAAGTTGATTTGCATATTGAGCTAAAGGATATAAATCAACCCAACTTATATTCGATGCTGTTACAAAATCTCCTGCCCCGTGCTTAGTGCTTGTAAGCATATCGAAGAAAATGCAAACAGGACAAGTTGTCCAAAATAGCAAATTCTTTCCATTATCATCTTGTGCGAGACTTCCATCAAAACTTCCATTAAATTCTAAACTTCCATCATCTCTTACAGTAGCGTTATGAGGAATAGCTACTTTTAGACCCCTTACCAGGTACGCTCTTCTTGGTAATCTTGGGAAAGATTCAGTTGAAAGAGACATTCCAACACAAGCAGTATAGGGGTAACGACTTTGAAAACTTACTTTTTCAATCATTGAGGTCAAAATTACTCTATTTCCTCTTGTGCCTTCTAAAGGTGTTGTTTCATCTATATCTTCAAAATCTCCTTTTCTTACTTCATAATCTTTTTCTTTATTTGTAATTTTTTTTATCTTGAATAAAAAAGGTGCTGTTAATTGATTACCTTCTTCATCTTCTGTTAAATCAAAAGCTGGGGTCTTAAACTGATAAGTTGAAGTAGAAATTCCTGTAATTGTTTTGTCATAAATTTCGTTAAATGATTTACCTTTTGATTGCATAAAAATTTTAATTCTTACTTTTGCATTGAATAACTGACCTCTGGCAATGCCTTCCATTGCTGTGCAGAATAAAGAAGGAATTGTAAACAAAAATTGAACAGAAGTCGTATCATTATCAGTTACTTGTTTAATAATTTCTCCACCACCATAATCTCTTGATGTAACTTTATTCTCATTATTTTTTGTTTCACTATAATTTGAACCTATCTCTTCCGAAAAATCTGTTAAATTTGAAGCACCTTTTTTTTCATAGTCACTTAACTGTTTTTGTCCTCTCGTTCCAAGTCTTAATTCATATGCAAAATCATCTTTAGGGAAATTTAAAGAACTGCCTGTCTTTACAGCAGTTTCATCTAAAAATATTCCTTTTTTACCGCCTACAATTTCTTCTATCGGGCCTTCACAAAGTAAATCAATTAGTTTAATAGTGGATGTTGAATTTAATGCCATAACTACTTTGTCTTTAAATTATATCCAATTTGCCTAACTATAAATGTACACTGATCTGTATCAACTCCTGTGTCAATTATTTTTATTTTAACTTGGTATTTATCTTTACCACTAATATATTGATATGGCAATTCTGCAATATAACTATATTTTTGTGATGACTTTGTTAATCCTTGTATTGTCGCTTGACTATTTAACACTAAATTACCTGTATCTCTTTCTTTTATAATAACTCGATAAGTAATAAAGCCATCAATCTTAGTAGATTTATCATTTCCTACAAAATCAACTAAACCACTTACTCTGATGTATATTTGAAATTTTTTGGTATTTTGATTTCCAGAATCATCACCAGTAATTTCTACTAAATTAGTTCCATCCTGTTTTTTTAAAAATTGTTCACCAGTTTTTGTTAAATCAATCGTTGTATCTTGAATGTACCTTGCTGTTCCTTGTGCATTCCCTTTACTTCCGTCATATCTTCTTGCTCTAATACCTCCTGCTGCTGTGTATTTATATTTTATTTCCTCCCCATTTAAACGTACACTGTTTAGACTTGGCGGTCTAATATATTTCATTAACTTATCAGATTCATTAGAAACTTCTATATCTGTACTTAAAATATGACCTCCAACTAAAGCCTGACCATAAACAACAGGTAATGTCTTCCCAAGTCCTACAGTATTAGCTGCACCTGTGTAAGCATAACTTTCCGAACCATCAGCCCCTCTCGTGATACCCGTGGGACCACCAGAAAAACCCGATAAAGGGACATCAAAACTTGGTAGTTGTGGTTGTGGCGAGATCATATCTGAAACACCAGATAATATAAGAGAACCACCTAAAGCGATTGTTGCTTTTGTAAGAAATCCTGCTGACGCAAAACCTGGTGCATAAGGAATTGTAGCGGGATTAAAAAAACTTGAAAAAGTTATTCCACCAGATACCATCCCAATTCCAACTAATGCAACCCCTAATAATATTTTTCCAATTCCCTTACCACCACTACCAGTAATAACAGGTGTAATTACTAAATCATTTTGACCTAGTGGTAAACCTAAATCTTTATAATCTAAAAACTCACCAGCTTGCACGACTGTAAAACCAATTCCATCTTCGTGGGCAGAGGCAAAATATTTACAAAGGTCAGGATGATTTATGTAAAGCAATTTTAATGCTTCAATAGGCGACCTTAAATTATGGTAAACATGAGTTTTACCCCATTTTTCACCTAATTCATCTAGCAGCAGAATTTTATGCTGCATATCGAAAGCACCCTACAGTTCTCTTTCTATAATAATGGTTAAAGTACTCTGAACAACTTACAGACTCAAATTTTTGATGTAGAATCATATCGTCTTTCAATAAAACAGCACCGTGCATAGGCTCTTTTGTCCATATCTTCATTATCAAAACATCGTTTGGTTTCCTCTTATCTATATCTACTTCTTTAAAATTCAATTTACTAGCATCACTAAGAAAAATGCTTTTACAAGTTTCAAAACTTTTGGGTCGTTCATAATCGGGTAAGTTTATACCTAAAAGAGCATAATAATCACGAACTATTGAATAGCAGTCAAAAACACCATACTGCCATTGTCTACCAATTAAGGATTTATAATTTGCCATGTGTCCTCTGGTAAAAGATAAACGTACCAAGGAATCTTTGTGGCTGTACAAGATTTTTTATCTGGTTCACTTGCATTACCTCCCTCTGGATGAGAGTGAACAATATACTGTAGTTTACCTTTTGATCTTGCCTTTAAAAAGTCTTTAGGATGTATTGCAAAATTATTTTCTGGTGTATCTGAAATATTATTACAAGCATAATAAACATCATTAACCACAATTCCACAAGATTCTTTTGGTGCTTCTTGTATTGCGTGTTCTTTAGCAGCTTTTTTAAACATCATCACATTTGTAGTCTTGCACCTAAAAATCCACCAAAAGGTATATCTTCCCCTTTAAAACGTACCAAACAACTTGAATATTTATGACCGCATTTATCTAAAGTTTGTTTATCGTCGCCTGTTAATTCAATGTCATTTACATCAAAACATTTTGATCCTTTATATCCGCATTCTGTTCCTTTATATTCCCAGGGACAATGTTCAACAACTTGTCTTTTTGGAAGCCTAAGATTTTGCATATTAAGTTTACCTGTAAGTTCAAATGTGACTGACTCTGGAGTTTCAGCAGAAACTCTATCTATATACCAAATATCATCAGTTTGAGCTATTGCAGTAGGATCTGCTGTTGCATTTGTACCACTAGAAAAGTTAACAGCATCAAGAAATTTTTTATGTGTTTGTATTCTTTTTAGTTCTGCATTTAAAGGGTTATATAAAAGCATTAAATTTGTTATGGCATTATCAGCATTTGCAACAGAAAAGGTTGGTCTTGGTAATGTTCCTTTTGTTACTTTATCAAAACCTTTGACTTCAACAGGTGCAGCAACATAAGTTATACCATTAAAAACTATATTACTTTTTAACTCGTTTGTGCCAGCGTGATAATAATATGTTTGATCTACCCCATTAACGGTAAGAGTTAACTTTAATTCAAATAATTCTATGATTGCTGATGGTTCCAGCTTTTGTATTTCTTCACTGATTTTTGAAGAAGCTGGTACTATTTGTGCACTTGTCATGCTTCCGCTACCTCCTCAAATGTTGCACTTATGGTGGCTCTATTTTTATAAGGTATCGTTTTATTCCAATCTCTACAAATGAGTTTTTTACTAGCACTTTCTCCTGGTGGAGTGTAATCAAAATTCTCTACACCAGCCCTAGCATCTAAAAAAGTTTCAATCTCATCTGCATCTGTCTCACTTATATTTTCCCATTTAAAGTTATACACTTTTAAATTTTGGTTTATACCAAATGTAGATCTTTGGGAATACCCCGACCCAAATTGTGCAATCCTCATATTCGGTCTAGATTTTTTAGTTAGCCCATAAGTAGGATTAACTGTTGTTGGAAAACTTGCCATTAACTTAATAAACCTCCTGCCATTTGTTGATTTAAGATTTCAGCTTGCACTGCTGCTGCTATAGCTTCACCAAACTGTGCAGCAGATTGCTCGTCACCTTCTACAGAAGTTCCAGAAGCATCTACATTGACCACTACATTGGTAGAACCTCCACCTAGTTCGTGATTAGGAGTAACTTTTCCTGTTACTCCAGGGGTAAATAATTCTGGTCCCTTCTCTCCAACAATATAAGATTTATTAGGTTTGGTAACACCACCATCTGCAAAGAAGCCACCAAAACCAGGGATTGATCTTAGTAAAGAAGTTGCTGCAAAGTCTATAAGTTGTCTACGAATAGATCCGAATACACTCGTTGCTACTTCACCTAGTGTCATTGTTCCTGTTATTGCACCATCTATTGCATTAACAAGACCTGTTTGAACTGTATTAGCAATCCCACTATATAAACTATTTATGCGTTCAAGTTCTTGTTGTAAGCGTAGGGCATTTTCATATTGTTTTCTTTCTTCCATATTAATTTTTTCGTCAAATTCAAGAGCTTGTCTATCAAATTCTCTTAATTTTTGTTGAATTTCAGCTTCACGACCACCTAAAGTTATAGATTGATTTAAAAACTGATTTTGTTTTTCTACAGATCGAGTAATTTCATCATACTGAGCAGCCCTTAACTGCTCTAATTCTAAATTTTTGCCATTATCAGCTAACTCCTTTTCTCTAGCATTTATCCGTGCTTGTATGTCTGCCTTTTCCCTTGACGCTCTCTTAACTGCTTGTGCTCCTCCACCGCTTCCAGTTCCTACTGCTGCTAACTCTGCTTCTAAGGCTTTTAAAGTTGGATCTGTTTCTGCACCTCCTATCTTTGCAAGTCTTGCTGTTTCGTTCGCTTTTGAACCTGTAATTGTACCAGCAGCGTTAGCTAAAAATGTAAAGAATGGAGCTAAAGTAGCTTGCATTTTTGTCATAGCTAATTTAAAGCTGTTACCAAGAGAACGTGTTGCCTTTGAAAATTCTTCTAAATTTTTGACTCCATTTACTCCTATTGCCTCATTCATTCTTTCTCTTACTAAAGCCAATGCAACCATTTTGCCTTGAGATTTCTCTATAAGTTTTATTCTTTCCGCTTCGGCTGTTCCGTTTAATCCTAATGCTACTGTAGCTTGTTCTATATTTGGATTTAATTTATTAAAAGCACTGGCTAATGTATTTATGCCATCAAATAAAGTGGTAATTTGTTGAAGGGCAGCAGTAGCAACAAGACCTCCTGCAAAACCTCCCATCTGTCCACCCATTTTTGTACCAATAAAACCACCAGCACCACCAGCAAGACCACCTAAAAGTCCTTGTCCAAATAATAATGGGAACGCACCACTTATTAATGCACTTTGTATTGCTCCATCGGGTCCGCCAAAACCTTTTCCAGGTAACAAAGTTCCCTGATTTGTAAAGTTTAATGGAGAAGAAGGACCCATTGGTCGGCCTGATCCCCTCCCTGATCCCTGTGACCCTGTTAATGCTCTGTTCTGTTTGTTTATAGCATTGGCCGTTTGTTGTTCAACTTTTAATTGTTGTCTATCTACCTTTAACTGGTTTTGTTTAACTCTTAAATTTTTATTTTCTATTTGCAATCGCTTTGACGCCATCTGAACTTTATGTTTTTCATTCTTTAGTACAGTCTTGCTGGCTGTTCCTCCTTGAGCTAATTTATTTAACTTCGATATACGCTTCTCAAGGTTATTTAACTGCTTATTAACAGTCCTGGTATTCAGTTTTATATTAACTTCGTAATTAGATGCCACTAATCTCGATAAAACATTACATTTAGTTTAGCGTACCTTACGATATTGAGC